TAACTCCCCTTCGTCAAGCCCAAGTGCTACTGGCGGCGGGAGTTCGCCAAGCAGTTCGCCGTCCTCATCGCCAAGTTCGTCACCATCGAGCAGCCCGTCATCCTCGCCTTCGAGCAGCCCAAGCGGGTCGCCTTCTGGCAGTCCTAGCTCCTCGCCGTCCAGTTCAGCGTCAAGCAGCCCTTCGGCTTCACCTGCTTACGAGGTGGACGACATTATTTTAGAGTGGGAATCAAACTCGCCATCTTCGAGCGCGTCCAATTCGCCGTCGAGTTCTGCAAGCGCATCGCCTTCGAGCAGCCCGTCAAGCTCACCATCTAACTCGCCGTCATCATCGCCGTCTAGTTCACCTTCGAGCAGTCCGAGCAGCAGCCCTTCATCGTCGCCAAGTAACTCGCCCTCGTCGTCACCGTCTAACTCTGCCAGCGCGTCACCATCAAACAGCGCATCTTCCTCGCCGTCGAATACGCCATCATCAAGCCCGAGCAATTCAGCATCAAGCAGCCCGTCTGCAAGTGCGAGCGCGTCACCGTCTAGCAGCCCTTCCAGTTCGCCTTCATCGTCACCGTCTGCCAGCGCAAGCAACTCACCCAGCACAAGCGCATCGAGCTCACCTAGCACATCGCCGTCAAGCTCGCCTTCCAGTTCACCGAGCGCCGGGAACAGTCCATCGTCATCGCCTAGCGCATCACCCTCGAATAGTCCGAGCGCAAGCCCTTCGAGTTCTGCAAGCAACAGTCCATCGTCCTCACCGTCTGGCAGCCCGAGCAGTTCACCGTCTGCCAGTCCATCGAACAGCCCGTCTAGTTCACCGAGCGCCAGCCCGTCTAACAGTCCTTCGTCCAGTCCATCAAACAGCGCGTCGGGTAGTCCATCGGCAAGCGCTTCGAGCAGCCCTTCCACTTCACCGAGCGGGTCGCCGTCAAGCAGCCCATCAAGCAGTCCTTCGAGTTCACCCAGCACAAGCCCGTCTAGCTCACCGTCAAGCAGCCCTTCGGCTTCGCCTAGCAGTTCACCATCCAGCTCACCGTCTAACTCGCCCTCGGCCTCCCCCTCGAACAGCGCATCGGCAAGCCCGTCTGCATCACCGAGCGGGCCGGTGACCGACTGGATCGAGCTGACCGGTTACACGCGCAGCAATTATCTGACTGTTTCAAACGACAGCCGCACAAATCTTACAGCGGAGGAAAGATGACCATACGCGAAGTAAAAGAATCGCCCGACGATCAGGGCAAAAATGAAGCGATTGCCCGGCGCTTCGATTTCACCAACTGGGGGACGCCCAGCGCTCCGACGGTGACGCTGCTGGATGATTTCGGGAACGATATCACGAGCACGAATATCAGCGGGGCGGCATCGGTGGCAACCAACTATGTGACCACCGGCCTGGTGAGCGGGCTGAAAGCAGGTTTCCGCTATTGGCTGTTCTGCCGGGCGACGGTGGGCGGGAACACGATGGAGCAGTGGCTCGAGATCCACTGCACGGAGTAAAGCTATGCCAAATTTGTATGCAACGCCAAATGAAATCAAGCTGGCCATGCCGGACGGGATCCGGACCACGACCACCAATTACGATGGGCTGATCTACCGGCTGGCGGACCTGCTCAGCCGGGCGGCGGACCGGATCTGCAACCGGCGCTTTTCGCCGAAGATCGAGACGCGCTATTACGACGGCGACGGGAAGACGGTGCTGTGGATCGACGATCTGATCTCGATCACGAGCCTGAGCCTTTCGAGCGACGGCGGGCAAACCTACACGGCGCTGGCGGCGGCGGATTACCATCTGGCGGTATCCGAGGATCTGAACGGGGTGGAGAGCGCCAATACGATCGTGCTGGATGTGAACGGGGATTACGAGTATTTCAACAGCGGAATGCGATCGGTGAAGATCGTGGGGACGTTCGGGTACCACCCGGAGCGGGCGAGCGCCTGGCAGGATACGGGGATCGATCTTTCGACCGGCTACACATCCGGCGGGACGGCGCTGACGGTGGCGGATATCAATGCGGAGGATCGCTTCCACATGCTGGCGGGTCTGCATTACGGCAGGATCCTGAAGATCGACGAGGAAATATTCGAGGTGACTTCCTTGAAACCGACGGCCAACCAGGCGATCGTGCTGGGGGCGCAGAACGGGAGCACGGCGGCGAACCACCTGACTGCGGCGAGCATTTATTATTGGCAGGCGGACCCGCTGATCGGCCAGGCGGTGCTGATCCAGGCGGTGCGGCAGATGCAGCGCGGCTTCCAGGGATTTGGGGATGCACGCGCCACAGCGGATATCGGCGAGCTGTTGTACGTGAAGGCGTGGGATCCGGAAGCGTGGGCGAACCTGATGCTGCGCAGGAAGCGACCGCTATGATCAAGTATGAGGTGGATTTCGAGGATCTGAATAACCAGATCCACAAGCTGGGCCAGTTCAACTCGATTGCGCGGGACGAGCTGAGCGAGGCGATGCAGTTTGTGGTGGGGCGGGTGGAGCGGGATACCAAGATCAATGCGCCGGTGGGGGCGACCGGGGAGCTGCGCTCGAAAGTTTCCAGCGAGGTGACCCCGCTGGTGGGGATGGATGTGCAGGGGGTCGTGCGGGCGGGGACGCCGTATGCCCTGTCGGTGGAGATGGGGCAGCGCCCGCACTTCCCGCCGCTCCAGCCCATCGCGTATTGGGCGGGGCGCAAGCTGGGCGTGTCCGGATGGGATGGGATCCGGGTGGCGATCAGCATCGCTCGCCGGATCGCGGCGCGGGGGGTGAAGGGTAAGTTTTTCCTGCGGCGGGCGTTCACGGATAACCGGAAGGATATCGAGACCCGGTTCAAGCGGGCGGCTGACATTATTATGGCAAGAATGGCGGTGCGCTGATGTTGGAAACGTGGATGCGAGTTCTGGCGAACAAGATGGAGACGCTGTACGAGCTGGTGCAGGTGCATACATTCGAAAACCTGCCCGGAGCGCTGAGCGTTTTTCCGTGCATGATCATCATGCCGGTGAGCGGGGATACGGATTATTCGGCGGGCGGGCCGTGCGTGGATCTGACGGATGTGCAGCTCACGGTTTTTACGAGCAGCCAGGTGCTGCCGGAGGCGTATGCGCGGGCGATCCCGTTTATCAAGCGGGTGAAGGAAATGCTGGCGGCGAATGTGACCCTGGACGGGACGGTGAGCCACTGCATGCCCGGCTCGCCGTTTTACACCGGCCCGGGCCAACTGACCTACGGGGGCCTTGAGAATAAGTTTATCGGGATTATCTTTCGGGTGCGAGTAAAGGAGATCGACAATGTCACAGTCACGGCCTAAGCCGCTGCAGAAAATCACTGCAGCTAGGGGAGTTCAGCCAGGAACGCTGAACTCCACGGCTCAGAATGCTGAGCAAAAATATCATTTCGTTGGCTGGGGCCTGGGCGTGCCGGGCCTGCCGCACGTGATCAGCTTCGCGGAAGCGGAGAAGATCGGGGCGGGAGCCGTCGAGCTGCTAAAGGCGGCGATCGCCAATGGCAATTATGCACCGCTTGAAGCGGTCAAGGAGGAATAGAGATGGGATCGCGAGTATTCAGTAAGTTTCAATTTGGCAAGGAGACCGACCGGGGCACGGCGGTGGCGGCAGATACGGTGCTGATCGCGGCGCCGATGGCTCTGCCGGTGGACCGCAAGTGGGCCAAGGTGACCGGAGCAACCGGGCTGCGGGCGCAGGTGCTGGACAAGCACGTGGACGAGTACCTGGTGCGGGATACGCTGCGCTTCGACGCCGATCACCCGCTGTACTACCAGGCTTTGCCGCTGCTCTTCAGCTGCGGACTGCAGGGCGGGCTGACGGTGGCGGAGCAAACCGCCGGGCAGAGCGATTACCTGTGGACCTTCGCCCCGGCGCTGACCAGCGCTTCGGCCAACGTGCCGGACACGGTGACGCTGGAGATGGGCGACGATACCCAGGCGTTCGAGATGGAATACCTGATGTTCGAGCGCCTGCGCATCAGCGGGCAGATCTCGCAGGATGGGGATGCGAGCGCGGTAACCTGCGAGGCGGATTTCTTCGCCCGGCAGATCAGCACCACCACCTGGACCGCTTCGCTGGCGCTGCCCAGCTACGAGGTGATCAATTCCAAGCTGGCGCGGTTCTACATCGACACCGCCTGGGCAGGATTGGGCGGAACCGAAAAGTCGGGACTGCTGCGCAGCTTCGACCTGGAGATCTTATTCGGGACGCATCCCAAATTCGGCGGATCGGCGAACAAGTATTTCGACACCCACGGCGAAGGGGCGATCTCGTGGATGCTGCAGTGCACGCTGGAAGGCGATGCCAACGCGGATGCGATCTACGATGCGATGGCGGCAGGCACGTACCAGGCAGTGCGGATCGGGATCCAGGGAACGAAGATCGGGAGCACAAAATACCAGCTCTTGCAGATCGACCTGGGCGGGACGTGGGACGAGGTGGTGCCGCTGGGCGGGGAAGCCAACGGGAACAACCTGCACACGGCGGTGATGAGCGACGAGTACAACGCCACCAGCGCCAAGATTATCGAAGTGGCGGTATCCACGAACGTGGCAGCCCTTTAGTCAGGAGAGCATGATGAAAATCGAGATCCCGAAGATTGTGCGGGCGCTGAAACTGAGCGAGTATGCGCCCGAATTTGGGGAGGCGGAGATC